GGTGTTGAGAATCAACTTGTCGATATTTCTCAGGAAGATATCATTCGTTCTGTTAAAGAGAATATCTGGATTCCAGAATCGCCTGAAGATTATCTCAAGCTTCAACCTGTGCTTGAATACACTGATGATTCGGGTTCAAATTTCACGACAGGAATAGATGGTAGTGTGGTAAAACACGACACAAAGCGAAGCAAAGAACTTCCTGTTTTGTGGAATACGACACGCACATTCATTTCTACAATGAAGAACAACTCCAACATCGGTAGAAACTTAAACTTCCTTGTCAAAGATGATGCAAGTGGCAAGTATCTTGGTGTTATCTGTATCTCATCCGACTTTCTTGACTTGACGCCGAGAGATAATTTTATTGGCTGGCCAAGAGACACCAAAACACAAGGTCGAATGATTAACCACACTGCGATTGGTTCTACAATCGTTCCATTCCAGCCACTTGGTTTTAACTATGTTGGCGGTAAACTTCTTGCATTGCTCTGTCTATCAGATGAAGTTCAGAGACTGTGGAAGAAAGCTTATGGCGATGTTCTTGTTGGTATCACAACAACTTCACTCTATGGTAAAACGAAAGCTGGTGGTCTAAGTCAGTATGACAATCTTGACCACTGGAAACCTATGGGCTTTACTTCTGGTTCCGTATCATTTGAGCCTAGCAGAAAAGCTAGAAAAGATGTTGAGCAGTGGCTGAAGAAGAATCACACTGAAAAATATTTCGAATGGTATGTTGCAACGAACCCTGCTGGTCAACCATTCAAACGCGACCATAAGAATCGTTCACTTGCATTCACTTACGGCAAAATGAATGTGCCTAAAGAACTTATCCGTAGTGAACATGCAAGAGGAATTTACTTTAGCCCACTGTATGACAACACAAATGAATTCCTACGAAAAGAAATAACTGAGGATAAACTTGTAAAGTCTTTCGATACCAGCTATGATTCCTTGGTTAACATCTGGAAAGAAAAGCACGCCAAGGGTAGGATTAAACAACTTGTCAAAAAGGGCAATGTTTCATATGAAACCTTGTTCTATGATGACTTGATTTACTTGTCCTGGGAAGAAACGAAACAAAAGTATCTACAACAGGTCGGTAGATAAACTTTTTCTGTACTTGACATGGTTGATATCTTGAGTTACACTTCATACATAACTTCTAGATATCTCTATGCAATACACTCAAGAATCAAAATCACAACTTGCTAAGTTGATGGCTGCGGAAAACATTACGGTCGAGCACCGTAAAATGTCCACGGCTATGTTTGACCTGAAGAACCGAGTTCTTTACTGTCCTATTTGGGCAGATATGTCTGGTGACCTGTATGACCTTCTCCTTGGTCATGAAGTTGGTCACGCATTGGAAACACCTGAAGAAGGTTGGCACAATGCTGTTGTTGGTGCTGAAGGTAAATTCTCCAAAAACTTCAAAGGCTTTTTGAATGTTGTTGAAGATGCCCGCATCGAAAAGAAAATCAAACGCAAATTTCCTGGTCTGCGTCCTTCCATGGTCCGTGCATATGGTCAATTGCTTGAGCGTGACTTTTTCGGTATCAAACATCGTGATATCAACCGTCTACCCTTTATCGATAGACTGAATCTTTATACCAAAGGTGGTTACAACCTTGGCATTAAGTTTACCGAAGAAGAAGAAAAGCTTGTCAAAGAAGTTGAGTCCTGCGAAACGTGGGATGATGTTGTTCGCGTGACTGGTGCTGTCTTCGAAAAAGCTAAAGAAGAAATGCAAAAGCCACAACTGAAACAGATGGGTATGCCTGGAAGTTTTAGTGAGAATGATTTTGAAGATGAAGAATCTGAATCTGATTTTGGTGACTATGAAGATTCCGAATTGGAAGAAAATAGCACGAACAAAAAAGATGATGGAGAATCTGAATCTGAAAATTCTGGTGGCGGTGGTAAGTCATCTTCAGAAAAAGATGAAGAAAAAGAATCTCAAGGAAACTCGGTCAACCGTTATAAAGAATCGAAAGAGTCTTCTGGTGGCAATGATGAGCCTGTTTGTGAAACGGATGAAACTTACCGTAGCAATGAGGCACTCTTGCTTGATAAGTCCTCAAAAGAGTTTTTGTATCTGAATTTTCCTAAACCTATCTTCTCGGAAATTATCACACCTTATAAACGTGTGCATGAATTGCTTGAAGAACACTGGGAAATCAAAACAGAAAAGCACAAACAAGAACAACGGGAAAAGCTTTTCAAAGATTTCAAACAAAGGAATGACCGCTATATTTCTTTGCTAGCCAAAGAATTTGAAATGCGTAAGGCTGCATCTAAGTTTGCGAAACAAAAAGTTTCTGAAACCGGTGACATTGATGTTTCACGTATCTACAAGTATCAGATTGATGATAACATCTTCCGCAAAATCATGCGAGTGCCTAAGGGCAAGTCGCACGGTCTTGTTTTGCTTTTCGACCGTTCAGGTTCTATGTCAAGCAACATGGCAAACTCCATCGAACAGATTCTGATTCTTGCATTGTTCTGCCGCAAAGTTAGTATTCCTTTTGTTGTCTACGGTTTTGGCAATGAAGATGATTCATTCAAAATCGACCACAATCGCATTTCACGTTCTTCATTCACTATGAATGATAATGAACTTAGTATGTCAAATGTTTATCTGCGCGAGTATTTGAACTCTCAACTTGGTAATGCGGAATTTAACCGTTGCGTTCGTAATCTTGTTGCATTGGCTGAGTGCTACACTGACAGGTTTTCTAGGAAGTTTCATGCTCCTTGGTCTGAAAGACTGTCGCATACTCCTATGATTGAGTCTGTTGTTGCAATGAAAACAATCGTTCAAGAATTCAAAAAGAATAATCATCTTGACATTGTTAACATGGCACTTATTCATGATGGTGATTCAGATACGATTAGCCGATACTGGATGCGTAACGATGTTTACCACTTCGACTCGAAAAAATCGAACGTTGTCTTGCGCGATGCAGAAACAAAAACGGATTATCGTCTTGAAGATAGTAAAGTTCATGTTGATAGCCCTTTGCGAATTGCAGTGTTCAATTGGTTCCGTAAAACCACTGGTGTAAAAATCTTGGGCTTCTTTATTGTTGGTAGTGGTCGTTCCTCAAAAGAGAGTGTGATGCGCCGCTATTACTTCAAAGATGGTGAATCTATTTGGCATAAATTTCCACTGAATTCTGATTATCACAAACGTTTGGGAAAAGCTGAGGAACTGAATGCGATTCTCAAAGAGAAGAAGTTCTTGGATTCCTATAATCCTGGTTACGATTCAATGTATCTGATTCCTGGTGATAAAGACTTGAGTGTGGATTCTGATGTTCTTACCGTGGATGGCAATGTTACCCCTTCTAAACTGAAGAATGCATTCCTGAAAATGAATAAGAAAAAACAGGTCAGCCGAGTCCTGGTGAATCGATTCATTGGGCAAATTGCGGCATAAATCATAAACACCACTTGCCTGAGTGGTGTTTTTCTTGTATACTACATGTATTGAAATTTTGGAGTAATTGTAATGCGTACTGTGAACACTGAAATCCGTGAGAAGTTTCTTTCCGTGGCTACTGCAACCGGTAAGTCTGTTCTGAGTCTAGGTGAAATCAAGGATTTGTGCCTGGAGAATGATATGAGTCTTCCTCAGTGGTATATGAAAGATGTTAATAACCGAGCCGGTCGTGGACTTTATAAAGTTCCTACACTGACTGCACAAGTTTTGCCTATGAAAAAAATAGAAACCGTGGCTGAGCCGAAACGTATTGGTAACGTTGTAACGGATTTAGAAACCGAAAATCTTGTTCCCAAAACCTACAAGAATTACGTTCCTTTCGGTAACTTTGATGACTTGATTTCTATCTTCAATAGCAATCAATTCTTCCCTATCTTTATTACTGGTCAATCAGGCAATGGTAAAACCATGTCGGTTGAACAAGCTTGCGCTAAGACCAAACGCAAATTCGTTTGTGTGTCTATGACGCCTGATACTGATGAAGGCGATTTGCTTGGCAATTATGTTCTTATCAATGGTCAGATGGAATGGCGTGATGGTCCTGTGACTGTCGCGGCTCGCCAAGGTGCTGTTCTCTGTATTGATGAAATTGACTATGGTGCTCAGAATCTTTCCTGCTTGCAACGTGTTCTTGAGGGCAAGCCGTTTCTTTTGAAGAAGAAAAACGAATTGGTTGCACCTGCTGAAGGCTTCACTATTGTTGCCACTGCAAACACCAAAGGTAAAGGTTCTGATGACGGTCGTTATATGTTTACCAACGTACTGAACGAAGCTTTCTTGGAACGTTTTCTGAATACCTATGAACAGGAATATCCTCCTGTCAACGTTGAAAAGAAAATCATCAAGAAAGAACTTGTGACTGTTGGTCGTGAGGACGACAAATTTGCTGATATGCTCGTAGCATGGGCAGATATTACCCGCAAGACCTTCCTTGAAGGTGGCTGTGATGAGATTATCTCTACTCGCCGTCTGGTTCACATTGTCAAGACCTACGGTGTACATGGTGACCGCCTAAAAGCAGTTAGTCTCTGTCTGAATCGTTTTGACACTGATACTAAAATGTCTTTCCTTGACTTGTACACCAAGCTTGATGCTGAAGTTAACAAGCCTGCCGTGCCGGATGTTCCTGTTCAGGTAACGGCAACTGTTGATGATGAAATTCCTTTTTAATTAATTCTGCCGCCAGAATGGTTGACAGACCGTTCTGGCTGTGCTATTATTACGCATCTTGAGGCTAAGACCACCCCTCAGATTTTTATATAAGCGTGGTTGTTTATTATGGAGTAAAATAATGGTTAAATCCGTTAAAGAAAAAATGCTTGCTACCTTGAGCAAGACTGATGGTTATAACACTTTCACCGTTGCACAAGCCCGTGCCCGTTTCGGTGTTACCAATGTTGCGGCTCGTATCGCTGAGTTGCGTGAAGATGGCCATGCTATCTACACCAACACTCGCACCCTCTCTGATGGTCGCAAAATCTCCTTCTATCGCCTTGGTCAGCCAACCAAGCGTGTTATCGCAGAAGGTTTCAAAGCACTCCGTGCTAAAGGTGTTAGCACATTCGCCTAATTTATTGGTGAAATAGAATAGAGGAAGTGATATATAGAGGTATCGCTTCCTCTTTTCGTTTATGGGTATAATATGGAAATTAAAGTAAAAATTGATGAATTAAAAAAATCTAAACTGTTCATTGCGACACCAATGTACGGTGGCATGGCACACGGCATGTATGTTAAGTCTTGTCTTGACCTTCAGGCTGTCATGGCAAAATATGGTGTCGAAACAAGATTTTCT